GTTTATGGGTGAGGTACTCATTCAAATTCTAAAAGGTGATAATGAAGAAATATTAACAGATAAAATACAGGCTTTCAAAAAAGCATTAGTAACGATGGATGTTACTTCAATAGCTAAAAACTCCGCTGTAAAGGAATTATCTAAATACCTACCAAAAAAGAAAGACCAAACAGCGATGTTCCAATTTGCATCAGCAACTCCTGCGCATGTTAAGGCAGCAATTGCACATAATCAATTATTGGTACACTTTAAATGTCCATCTAAATACGAACCAATGAAAGATGGTGATAAGATTAAGTGGGTATATCTAAAACAAAACCCATATGGATTGGAAGGACTTGGATTTAAAGGATATAACGATGCACCTGAAATTATGGAATTGGTAAATCAATATATTGATTATGATAAAATCTTTGAAAGGGAGTTATTGAAGAAGTTAGAGGACTTCTATGGAGCATTGGGATGGGGTGAGGTATTATCCGCTGCAAAAACAGCTGAGAAATTCTTTGCATTTTAATTTGGTATATTCAAAATAAATTCGTATATTTGTATTTCTAAACATTAAACTATAAAAAGTATATTATGAACAAAAGTAAATTTGATGGTTTTATCAATCGTTACAACCTCGGTGGTGAGATTGAATCAGTTATGATTAAAGCTGATGATAAAAACCTTTCGGTAAGAATGATTTCAGATGACAAAACCTTATTGGGTGATGTTACTGTAGCAGAGAAAGATTTTCCAAATGGTGAATTTGGTATCTATACTACATCACAATTAAAAGGATTGTTGAGTGTATTGGATGAAGCTATTTCAGTTGAAGAAGTAACTGGAGCAGTTAAGTTCTCTGATAAAGGAACTAAGGTACAATATATGTTGGCAGCACCATCGGTGATTCCTGCAGTACCTGATTTAAAACAACTTCCACCATTTAATGCAGAAGTAACTTTGAATGATGACTTTATAAATAAGTTCATCAAATCAAAAGGTGCATTGGCTGATGCAGATACTTTTACATTTACTGTAAAAGATAAAAAAGCAGAAATCATTTTGGGTTATTCTTCAATCAACTCAAACCGAATTTCAATCGCTGTAGAAACAACAGCAAAAGAAGATATTGAACCAATCGCTTTCTCAGCAAAATATTTGAAAGCAATTTTAACTGCTAATAAAGGTTCTAAATCATCTTCATTAAAAATCTCATCTAAAGGATTAGCACACGCATCTTTTACCGATGGTGATTACACTTCAAACTATTACTTAGTAGAAATTAAATAATCATTATGAGCTTTTGGGATACTGAACCACAAAAACCTGTCTTTGACTTTGAAACCGAAAAGGTAAAGTTAAAAGAAAATATGGACTATCTAATGACGATGTCTGTGCAAGAACAAACACTATACAAAAAGTGGGTGGAGTTGCAAGAACCGTCAATGATTCAGGCTAAAGCCCAAATAGCATCTTATTATGACTCTCAATGGAAACCAACTAATATCAATGATAAGGAGCTAACGATAAAAGAAATTGAATCGTTAGACCCTTACGTTGAGATTGTGGAAGATGCCAAAGAATCTACTAAGTGGGCAGCGGTAAGACGTATGATTCACACAATGGATTTTACAGCAAACCCTGGTCGTAATGTGAAGATTAATGTAAAGGATAGAACCAGTGGTAAACTATTAGGACAAATATCATTAGCATCGGATGTAACCGCATTGGGTGTAAGAGATAATTATATTGGTTGGACAAAAGAAGATAAATTTCAAAAAGGTAAATTGAATTGTACAACAATTGCTTCCACTATTGTATGTACTCAACCATTGGGGTATAACTTCTTAGGTGGTAAGTTAATCGCTATGATGACTACTGTTCCTGAAGTTAGAAATTATTGGAAAACAAAATATGATAATGTACTTATAGCAGTAGGTACAACTTCTCTTTACGGAATACATTCCCAATACAATGGTATTCCTTTATTCAAAACTTTAGGTGAATCAGCTGGTAAGATTAGTATTAAGCCGGATGATAAGTATTATGACCCTTGGCATCAATGGTTAAAAGAAAATCGTGCAGATTGGTATAGAGATAACATCACCGAAGAAAGGGCTCGTAATGGTGCTAATATGGGATATGAAGCTAACGGACCTGTTAGTGGTATCAAACAAAAGATATTAGGGCAAATCTTTAAAGAGTGTGGTATTAAGGCAACTGAATATCATCACGGATTTAAAAGAGGTGTGTATATGGCTATGATGTATGAGAATGGTACGGATTTCCTTTGTGATAGAATTAGTGAAGACCAATTAATACTTAAAGATAAATTTAAGCAAGGTGTGGATTACATTAACAAATGGTGGAAGAAACACGCTATAAGTAGATATACAAAACTGCATGAAGAAGGCAGATTAAAACCTGAACACTTATTTTACATAGATGCTATTGGTATGAGTTGGGAAGAAATGAAGCAAAAGTATTTAGGAGAAGTAGGAAGATAAAAACAAACAATATGGCAAAAAGCAAAAAAACAAAAAAAGAAACTGTATTAACTATTGATACAAATAGAGATGGTTCTTTAACAAAACAATCTGAACCAATCGTACTAACACAAAAGAAGTATGAAGAATGCGAATGGTGTTTTCAGTTCGATGAAGATGAACCACAAATATTTGCGTGGACAGATGATGAAATGAATAAAAATGAAGACCCAAAAGTAATTTTTACAATTACTAATGTTGAAAATTCATACATTACTTTTCAAAATGGACAAAGTGGTAAATTATTTAAAATATTTGCTAGAGAACTTACCAATGAAGGTAGAGAAATGAGAGAAAAACAAAGAGAAGCAATTAAAAACTTACAAAATGGAAGTGAAAATAAAGAAACTCAATCCTAATGCAATAATTCCAACATACGCCAAACCTGGTGATGGTGGAATGGATTTAGTAGCAACATCAATTATATCAGATACGCCTGAACAAATTACATATGGTATGGGTATTGCATTAGAAATACCTGAAGGATTTGTGGGATTGATATTTCCTCGTTCATCAGTTAGAAAGACTGGTTTACAATTGAGTAATTCAGTTGGAGTATGTGATAGCGGATATAGAGGTGAATTACAAGCTACATTTAATAAAATATTTGGTGGAGAAAGAATGTATGATGAGATGAAAGTTAAAGAAATCCAACCAAATGATTTTTACAAAGTAGGTGATAGAATTGCACAAATTATGATTATACCTTACCCACCAATTGAATTTGTAGAGGCAGATGAATTATCAAATACCGAAAGAGGTGAAGGTGGATTCGGTTCAACTGGAAAATAAAATAAAATTATGTTTGAATATCAGCAAGAAGAAAACAATCACTCTTTATGGGTGGAAAAATATAGACCTAATAAATTAGAAGATTATGTAGGTAATGAGCACCTAAAAGAAAAGGTTGCTGGGTATTTAGAAAGTGGAGATGTACCACATTTATTACTATATGGTAGAGCGGGTACTGGTAAAACTACATTGGCAAAGTTAATTGTAAATTCATTAGATTGTGATTATATTATCATCAACGCATCAGATGAAAACAACGTTGATACCGTTAGAACTAAAGTAAAGAATTTTGCTTCTTCGATGGGATTCAAACCATATAAGATTATTATAATGGATGAGTTTGATTATATGTCACAAAACGCTCAGGCCATTCTTCGTAACTTAATGGAAACATTTAGTAAGCATTGCCGATTCATTTTGACTTGTAACTATGTAGAGAAAGTAATCGAACCAATTCAAAGTAGATGCCAATCATTTCAGATTATACCGCCAACTAAAAAAGACGTAGCAATTCAAATTAGTAAAATTTTGAAATCGGAAAGTATTGAATTTGATGTGAAGGATTTAGTTCCAATCATTGATTCATCTTATCCTGATATTCGTAAAGTTATCAATACTTGTCAATTAAATTCACATAAAGGTAAATTGAAAGTAGATGTTCAAAATCTATTAGAAAATGATTATAAATTAAAAATTGTTGATATATTAAAATCTAAAGATGATAACCGAAACAAATATATGAAAGTTAGACAATCTTTGATTGATAGTAAAGCAACGGATTTTTCAGAATTATATACAGTCCTTTATGATAAGGTAGAAGAATATGCTGGAGATAATACTTCTGGTGTTATCTTATTATTGGGTGATGGTGTAACAAAATCTGCGGTAGCAATTGATAAAGAAATTATTGCAGCTGCAACCTTAATAGAAATTTTAAAATTAATATAATATGGCAAACATTATTGGGCAAGGAGAACTTCCACAACAACCACAACCAAAGGTAGATATATCAGCATCAGTTCCTGTATTTTGTGAATGTGGTGGTAAAACATTTTTACCAGCTATAAAGATGAGAAAATTATCTAAGTTAGCTTATGGTGGTGACCAGGATATGATGATACCTTTTGAGGTATATCTTTGTGGTGATTGTGGAGCAGAGCAAGAACTTATGAAACCTGTGCAATTAAGAGCATTAGAACAAAAAGATAAATTAACCGCAGCGGAAACTCGCTCATTAGATTTAGATATTACAAATGGCTAAAAGTTTATTTGACCATCTTAACGCAATAACTCAACACAAAGACCCAAAGTATTGGGATAAGCTTGATGAGAGTGATAAAAAGACATGGAGTAACTATATGATACTCCGTTTTCTTTCTATGAATCCTGATTGGATAACTACAATTGCAGATATACAACCATATTTACAAGAAGCTCCACCAAAAGCAATGTATCTTGCTTTAATAGGATTGATTCCAAAACAAAGAGCATTTTTGAAATATATGAAACCAGCTTCAGCTGATAAGTATGAAGGTTGGGTTATTGAATTGGTAGCTAGAAAATATGAAGTATCTTTGGGTGAGGCAGAAGAATATGTACATATATTGTATCAAACAAACAATGGTAAACAACATATTAAAGAAATATGTGAGATGTATGGTACTGACCCTAAACAAATTACAAAGCTAAAATTGAAGATTTAGTTTTGGTATTATCAACTATTTTTCGTATCTTTACATTATGGCAAAAGTATCATTTTCGCAGTACTCAATGTGGAGTAGCTGCCCGCAACAATATAAGTTAAATTATATAGATAAATTAGGTGAAAGTTCTGGTAACATTCACACTATCTTTGGTAGTTCAATGCACGAAACTATCCAACACTATCTTTCAGTAATGTATGGTGTATCCAAAAAGCAAGCCGATGAGATTGATTTGGATAAGTTATTATTAGACAGATTAAAAGAAAACTTCAAAAAAGAAAAAGAAGCTCTTAGTGAAGGTGTTCCTTGTGAGCAAATTGAATTAGAAGAATTCTATGGTGATGGTAGAAGAATATTAGAGTGGTTAAAAAAGAATCTTAATAAGTTTTATTCTAAATCAGGATTTGAATTAGTTGGTATTGAAATTCCATTGAATGCTAAAATAAAAGAAGGTGTCCATTTTATTGGATTCATTGATATTGTACTTAGAGATTTGGCAGAGAATTCAATTATCATTATTGACCTTAAAACATCAACAATGGGTTGGAATCAATATCAAAAGGCGGATAAGTTCAAAAACGCACAAATCCTTTTGTATAAAAAATATTATTCAGAATTATTTAATATTCCACTTTCTAAAATTAGAGTAGAATATCAAATTATGAGAAGGAAGTTGCCTGAAGATTCAGCATTTCCAGTTCCTTATATATCAAAGCACGCTCCATCGCATGGTGCACCATCTGTTACCAAAGCACATGATGAATTTATGGAATTTATAAATACTGTGTTTAATGATGATGGTACATTCAAAGATATTCAATTTCCAAAAGTACCTGGTCAGAATAAAAAGAATTGTAAATGGTGCGAATTTTTAGGAAAGCATTGTGATGGAAAAGCTTCTTAAAAAAAGTTCTTTAAAATTTATTGTTTTTTCTTTTTGTAATATACTTATATATACAAATATATAAACAAAATTACAATGAATCAAGAAAACACAAAACTTACTACTGTGAAAATCTTGAAAGATGTTTACTCATCATTTAAAAAAGTATCTTTTGATTCCGATGTTACCCTTCAAAAGTTGGTAAATAGAACTGTTGAAAGATATGTTAAAGATGAAGAATTCCGTAAAGAAATGAATGAGTATTTACAATTACAAATTTCAGGTTCACAATTTTAAAATTAGTTATGGCAAAGAAAAAAATATTGTTACTTTCAGATGATTTAAGAATGGCGAGTGGTATCGCTACAATGTCCAAAGAATTAGTATTAGGGACAGTTCACAAATACGATTGGTTTCAGGTAGGTGCAGCAATTAACCACCCAGAGCAAGGTAGAGTATTAGATGTAAGCGAAGATATTCAAAAGAATTATGGAATCGCAGATGCTAGTGTAAAGATTTTACCTTGGAATGGATATGGTAACGCTGATTTAATTAGACAACTAATTAACGCAGAACAACCTGATGCTATCTTACACTTTACTGACCCTCGTTATTGGACATGGTTGTATGATATCGAACATGAAATAAGACAAAATATTCCACTTTTATTCTACGCAATTTGGGATGATTTACCAGACCCAATGTACAATCGTAATTACTATGAAAGTTGTGATTGGATTGGATGTATTTCAAGACAAACATATGGTATCATTAGTAGAATAGGTCAAAGAAACGATAAACCAACTTGGAAAACAAAAGCTCCATGGCAAGTAAGTTATGTACCACATGGTATTAATACTGATATCTACAAACCAGAAGATGTACCAACTGAATATCGTAAAGAAATTTTAGGTGGTAAGGAATACGATTTTGTTCTTTATTGGAGCAATCGTAATATCAGAAGAAAGCAACCAGCAGACGTTATTGTAGCTTTCCAAAAGTTTTGTGATAAGATTGGTAAAGAAAAGGCAGATAAATGTGTATTAGTAATGCACACACAACCTGTTGATGAAAATGGTACTGACTTGCCTGCAGTAATTGAAGCAGTAGCACCTAACTGTAATATCATATTTTCAGAAAAGAGAAGATTA